CAAAAACAGATCTTTGTGTTATAAGTTCAATAAATTTTGGATTAGATAAGAGTATTTGTACTTCTTCTGGTTCCATTGTTTTAGATTTTTCAATAACAAATGCGTCATCAGGAATTTTCTTAACAACACAATGAAATGTTTGTTCTGTATTAGTAGTAAAAACAATTTCATCTTCAGGTGAAGAAATTTTGCCCATATGAATTAATTTGATATATTGATCAATTTTAGGATTATACTTTTCAGGATATAATTGGATACCAATATCTTTAATTAAAACTTTTACAGATATTTTTTCTTCAGAATAGGGGAACGCATTTTGAGTACCATTATTAAATTTAACAATAATTTTGTTCATTTTATTATTAAATTTAGTTACTACTAGAACCAAAAATTAAAAAAATCAATTTTTTTATAAAAATTGATTTTTTTACACATTTATAGTTTGGTCAATATCCTATCATATAAATCAACTAATGAATACACTATGGTTAGAAAAATATACTCCAAATAAAGTTACAGATATAATTGGTCATGGTGATAATATTAAAAAAATTACTTGGTGGTTAAAAAACTTTTTTCTTAAAGACAATCCAATACCACCTGGTGGAATATTTGGATCTGCAATAATTGTTTCTGGTATTCATGGGATTGGTAAAAGTGCAACAATTAAATTAATTTTAGAAGAAATGAATTTTAATCCAATAAGTATATCATCATCTAATATAAAAGATAATAAATCTATAAGTAAATATTTGCTAGGATCTGGTAATTCTGGATCAGGATCAAGTGCAGGAACAATAGAAAGTATTGTTTCAAATAAAAAACTGGCATTAATAATTCATGATACAGAAAATATTACTTTGTCAACAGAGAAAAATATGTTAATAGATCTATATAAAGAAAATGAAAAAAGAAAATTATTTCCAATAATATTTTTAACAAATGAACAACATTCAAAGTTAATATCAGATATTAAAAAAACATGTTTTGAAATGAATTTTGTTCCACCTAATACTACTGAACTTACTGGTTTAATTAATAAAATATGTGAAAGTGAATCAATTAATATTCAAGATTCTTCTGTTATTCTAAATATTATTAAATTTACACAGTATGATATTCGTAAATTAATATTTTTACTTCAAGATTTAAAATTTACTTATGGGAAAGAACTAATTGATATGTCCAAATGTAAAAGTTTTTTTTCATCATCTCAAAAAAAAGATAAAGATATTGGATTATTTGAAGGAACAAAAGAATTATTAGATAATTATAAAACAATAGATAAATGTTTGGGTTTATATGAGACAGAAAAAGTATTACTTCCTTTGATGATATTTGAAAACTATCCAAGAAATATATTATCAAGATCATATGAAAAGGGGGAAAAATTTTTTGATTGTGCTGCAAAGATATGTAATTCTATATCAATGGGAGATGTAATAGAAACAAATATATATACAGATCAAAATTGGTATTTACAAAGTTTACATGGATTTTATACATGTTGTGAAACTACATATGAACTATCAAAATATCCATTTAAAAATAAATCATATGATATTGCATTTTCTACAGATCTGAATAAGACTTCAATAAAAAATATTAATAAAAAAAATATATCTATAATACAAAGTAAAACAGGAAAAGGGATTCATGATATTTTAGTTTTAAATAAAATGATATATGATTTGTTAAAGAAAGAAGAATATTATAAAATAAGAAAAATATCTAAACAATATAAATTATCTGCAAAATATTTAGAAACTATTTTAAAAATAGACAAAACAATTGAAAAAGTTAATATGATTCAAAAAATTAAAAAATTAATATCATACGAATAATATTCATTTAAATAATTATCTAAATTTACTATATATGTCATACTACGAAAATAATTTTGTTGAACAAAATATGGAAGATTATACTAATTTAGAAGAAGGTTACAATAATGGAGATAGTTTTTATTACTTGACTGAAAATGAACAACCAATTGATGGTTTAGATGATAATATTTACCAAGAAGATAACTATGTTGAACATATGGAAGATCAAAGACAAGCTCAAATTAAACAAGCAGTTGTTGATCAAGTAGTTCCTCCAGTAGTTCCTCCAGTAGTTCGTCCAGCAGTTCGTCCAGCAGTTCCTCTTGCCGCTGCTTCCAATGTAGTCAAAGCTAAAAAAGATAAGAAAGAAAAAAAAGCTAAGACCGAAAGAAGACTTAACTGGCTTTATATTCTTTTAATAATTGTTATCATTTCTTTGATTGCATATTATTTAATTGATCAAAAGATTATTAAAATTCCATCATTTGGATCATCAAGTTCAACCTCATCTCCTTCATCATCAAGTTTTGGAACAACTTTAGGTTCTACTTTTATGTCACTTCATTAAATTTATAAATTAAAAATATATATTTTATATATTTTTTATCTACTTAATGTTTAAGACTTGGAATGTCAAATACATTTATAAAACCTACACATACATATGATTTTAAACACTATCATGGTCATTCTCACGCTCAAAAACATATTAAAGGATTAGAGTATATTAAACATAATAAAAGATATTTTAGATTAGATTATAATCAACTACAACTACTTGATAGTTTAATGGAAACTGGTGGTTATGAAAAGAGATATATTGATAAATCAAAAAATTTAAGATTTAGTGAACATTTTGGTTTACTTGATTTTGGTAAAACTCGTTTACAAAAAATTATTGTATCTGCAAAAACTTCTCGAGAAGATAAAGATGATATGGAAATATTATTACCTATGGATTTACCAGATATAAAAGAATATGAATATATGTTTCATACACATCCACCAACTCCATTTATTGGTTCTAGAATACCAGATGGAATATTATATGAATTTCCATCTATATCTGATATATATCATTTTGCAGATCATTATAATTCTGGTGAAACACAAGGATCATTAATAATATCTCCAGAGGGTATATATGTGATCAAGGCAATCGATGGACTTAAAAAAATAGAATATCCTAATTCATCTAAAGTATTTGATGAATTAACAACAGGAACGTTTCAGATACAACAATTAGCAATTGATAAATATAATCTTGGACCAGATTTAAACTATGAATTCAAATCATTAGATATAAATTTTTTTCATTCAACAATTGCAAGAGATAATGAATTTTTAAAAATGTTCAATCGTTTGATTAAGAATTTCTGGGGGACACAGATAAAAATATATTTAAAACCAAGAATTTATGATGAAATAACAAAAAAATGGATTGTAAAAAGTTTACTTCTTCCTGTTATTTCATATGAACTTAAATAAATTTCTCAGATATATTTATACATCTAAGAAATGTTTAAATCAGTAGATAATACATTTATATGGAGAGTTATAGTACTATTAATAGTTATATTATTTTTAATTAATTTAGTTAAAGCAAATAAACCAAACAAATTCGAAAAATTTAATAATTTTGGATGGAATAACAATGGTTTTTCTGGAATAACTGAAAGTAGTGCACCAGGAACTGTTATGTGTGCTAAAAGTTGTTGTTACTCAGGATGGCCTGCATCTATAGATATTGATGAAAGACGTTTAGGAATTAATTCTGGAGATATGGGTGTTAAATATCGAGCTACTAATTTAAAATGTAATAATGGATTTACAACTGGATGCGTATGTGATGCAATTTAAAAATCATTTAATTTAGTTTATTTAATGATTTTTTTATCTACTCATAAGTTATTAACAATGAATTATTTGGTTGAAACAAAAAAAGAATATACAACCCAGTTGGTTAATATAATATCCCCTTTTATTTTTGATGGAGTACAATCTTTATACGAAGAGGCATGTAAAGTTTCCAAAGAAAATGAGGAGTTAAAAATTTTTCAAAGTTTTCTAAAAAAAATTCCATCCTGGAATAATTTAATTTTAGAAACAGAAACTACAAGAATTTTAAAAGAATCTGGTTGTGAAGATTTACTTGGACAACTTTTATTAGCTGTTATTAAATCTAATATAATGGTTCTTACAAATACACCTCCCGAACGTAAACATACTATCAAATTACCATCTGATATTGACTTTCAAAAATTTATTCATTTTTCTTATATTGAAACTGCTAAATCTATTTATGAAAATCCTTATCTATTTTACCATAAATTTTCAGTCTTTGATGTTAAAAAAAATCAAAGAGATGCTAGAGAGTCAATTAAAAGATCAATACATGAAGCTATTCGTAAACTACTTCCACTTCAATATATTTTAAAAGAATATTTACATGAAGAAACACCTGGATATCCAAAATCTAAAGAGAATGATTTTGATAAAACAATTAGTGAAGCAAATAAATCAGTACTTAAACAGATGATAAAAGCACAGGAACTTGATGAACCACCTAGTTCTGGTGTAGTTGCTCAACTTAATCAGTTAAAACAAATGTTAAAAAATGATCCATTAGATACAGATAGTATCACAGAAACAACTGTTAAATCACCCGAACCATCAAAGCAATCTAAACAACCAAGTCCTGCAAGTCCTGTAAGTCCTACAAGTCCTACAAGTCCAGCAAGTCACGCAAGTCCCAAATCTAAAAAAAATAGTGAATCTGCAAAAAAACCAAAAACGGCTCCATATGTACTGAAAAAAATTAATGATATCAAAGCTGAAAAAGTTGCAGATCATGATATGTCTGAAAGTGTAGCTTATTATAAAAATAATACATCAAAATTAATTGATTCATTTTCTAATAATAAATCAAATATTAGATCTGTTTTTTATTCTAATGAACCAGAAATTAATAAAACTAAATCAGTTAATACTGCAGATGTAGAAAATTATTTAAAAGAACAAGGTCAGACAACAATGAAAATGTCAGATGACCCAAATATAAATTCAATAAAGAATGTCAATCCAGAAAAATTTAAAAATAAGTATTATCAAGTATAAGAAAAAAAAATATATAGATTATTATTAATAGAATGTTTATGAATTCATATTTGATTGCGATTTTATCTGGTGTTTTTATTTATTTAATTATGATTTTGGATGCTAAATATATTGAACAAACTAAAGAATCAAAACCTGTATCACTTAAAATCCCTCTTCTTGTAACTGCATTAGTATGGATTGTATGTACATTTCACGAAACACAAATTGTTGAAAAAGTACCAACAATTAATGCATTAAGACAAGATATATTTGTTGACAGATTTTAGTCCAACATATTTAAATTATTTCATTAAATAATTTAAATTTATTTATAAATATTAAATATCTACCCAGCACGATTAAAACGAATATTTACTATAATTCTCGAAATAATTGCAGCTGTCAAATCATGAAGAGTATAGTCTATTGCTGTATCAAGAATATCAATTGTTTTACTACAAGTATGTACAAATAATAATTCTTGTTGATTAGATGTTAATTTAAATGTGTATCTTGTATTTGGAACTATAACATCAAACCCTGACATATATTTTAAAATTAACTTGATAAAAGATTCTTGTGATCCAACAAGATCAATTAATTCCTTAGTTTCAGGTTTTGATTTATCTAAACAATCAGCATAATTTGTGCATATAGTAGTTAAATTAGCTTGTAATTTTTCTGGAAATTCATCATAAGGTATTTGTGATGATGGTGGTAATGTTAATCCAATAAAATCAAGCTTACTAACAAACTCTTCAGTTCTAACTTTTTTATTATAATAAAGCATAGAATATATTTGAAAAACATTAAACAAGTTCTTTGAGAATAATTTAATTAATCTGATTACTGCAGATTCTGATAAATAAAAATCCCAATCAACTGCTTCAACAAATGCAAAATCTGATTGAATATTGAAACATTCAATAAAGTCTAAATCTATTTTTGTATTTTGTTCAAATTCTGTTTCTATAAATTTCACAAAGAAATATACAGTTGCTTTAAAACAATTTGCATTTTGTAAAAAACCTTTAATAATATCTTCTGTTAAATCATGTTTTTTCTTTGAACAGTACTGTATATATTTAATAATCATTAATAAAAAATACTCGGGAACTCTACTTAAATTTACTGTATGTTTATTAGGATCTATATTACTTGAATCTATTATAAGCTCGTCTATTATTAGTACTTTAATAATATGACCAAATTCTAATTTTGATACAATATTAACATTTTTGGTAAATAATAATTTTGAAATATTTAAAAGTGTTGGTAATGGAGCATAAAATAATTCTAAATTAAATAGATTTAATTCAGGATTAAACTTTAGTTTTCTTAAGTTAGTACTTCTATCATCTTCAATAATAAATATTGATTGTAAATTTTCACCAAGTTTTCTTAAATATTCATTATATGGACCCCCTGCATCTATAGCTGATCCATATATTACTTTAAATTTACCATTTATAAAATTATCTGTATTAAAATTAGAATTTTCAATAGATAGATTGTCTATTTGTTGAATTAATTTTGTATCATCTGAATTTGGTGTTAAATCAAAAAATTCTAATTTATCTATTATACTGTTGGATCTTTCTGTATATATTTTTTGCATTAAAAATTCTAAATATGAATAGTATGTTTGTTCACAAACTATATTAGGTCTAGGTGGTGTTTCAGGTTCTAATCTTGTTTGTATATTAGATCTAGGTGGTGTTTGATATCCAGATGAAGATATTAGTCTTTCACTCGGATCATGATCTTGAATATCATCAGATACTATAGATGGAAATAATGGGAATGATAGATTTGGTGGTGTACTAATAATTTGTCGTTGATGTTGTGATCTTGGTGGTGTATTAAGAATTTGTTGTTGCTGTTGTGATAATCTTGGTGGTGTACTAAGAATTTGTTGTTGCTGTTGTGATAATCTTGGTGGTGTACTAAAATCTAGTGCTGGTGACGGTGGTGACGGTATTAGTTCTAATCTTTCTGGTGTAGTAAAACCTGTTACTGGCGGCGGTAGTTCTAATCTTGGTGGTGTACTAAAACCTGTTACTGGTGTAGTAAGAACTTGTACTGGTGTAGTAAGACCTGTTACTGGTGTACTAAAACCTTGTGGTGCTGGTGTAGTAAGAACTTGTACTGGTGTACTAAAACCTTGTGCTGGTGTACTAAAACCTTGTGCTGGTATACTAAGACCTTGTGGTGCTGGTGTACTAATAACTTGTTGTTGTGGTGTATTACGTATATTATGTATATTACGTATATTTATATTAGGTATATTAGGTATAGTATTAGGTATTATATAATTACTATATGGGTCTGGTGCAGATCCTCCTTGTAAATTAATATATTGGTTCATATTACTATATTATATTTATAGATATTTATTTAATTTAATTTTAAATTAAATAAATATCTATAAATCACATTAAAGATGATTTGAAAATTAGATTAAATAGTAAAAAACTTTTTCAACCAATTTATTTCAATTAGATAAATAAATTACTATATAAAAAATATCTAACCAATTAATATATCTAATGAGTGCATTAGGAGATTATAATATTGGAGGTCAAACTTTACAACTTGAAAAATTTGATTTAAAAAAATTAGTTGTTAATGATAATGGTGAGTTTGTTAATCCTAGAATTGCTATGATTGCTAAATCTGGGTCAGGTAAATCATGGGTTATTCGTGAAATTTTATATTATTTATCAAAAACTCGTATACCATGTGGGACTGTTATTGCACCCACAGATAAAATGACTAAATTTTATGATGATATTATACCTACAACATATATTCATCATGAGTACAAAGAAGAAATTATTCCAAAAGTACTTCATAGACAAAAATTAATTATTGAGAAAAATAAGGAAAGAGAAAAAGATAAAAAAAAACCAATAGATCCAAGAGCATTTTTAGTTATGGATGATTGTATGAGTTCCAAACATTTATGGTTAAAAGATCCTAATGTTTTATCTATATTTAATGAAGGTAGACATTTTCAATTGACATTTATTTTAGCAATGCAATATGCAATTGGTATTCAACCTGAACTTAGAAATAACTTTGATTTTATCTTTTTACTAGGTGAAGATACTTACTCCTCAAGAAGAAAAATACATGAACATTATGCAGGTATTTTTCCAAAATTTGATCTTTTTGATCAGGTCTTTTCTCAAGTAACTGATAATTATGGATGTATGGTACTCGATAATCGTATCAGATCAACTGATATACATAAAAAAGTTTTTTGGTTTAAATCTCGACAAACACCAGATTTTAAAGTAGGAATTCCCAGAGCATTAAAATTTCATGATGTTAATTTTGATCCTGATCATGATAAAAAAACCCCATTAGTTGATATTGGATCTATGATCAGTTCTAAAAGACGTCAGGTTGTTAAAGTCAGAATGGCTTAACAAGCTTTTCCAGGTTGTTAAAGTCAGAATGGCTTAACAAGCTTTTCCAGGTTGTTAAAGT